TTGGGTTTAGATTATAGGACAAATATAAAGCGCCCGCTAATACAAAGCAAGCCTTAGCCTATCTTTTTTTTAGCGCAGCAGCTTGCCCAGCAAGTCATCTACTACAAGGTCGTAGCTGGTGGCAAAGTACGTCTGTAGCTGTTCGTCTGCCGTGGTAATAGCCCGCTGGATAAACGGCCTTGGCTTAATCCCCCGCTTGGCTATGGCCGTGCGTATTGCCCACGCTAGGTCTGCGTCCGTAATGAACCTACCCCGCCTATCCCGTCCCCGTATCCGCTTGCGCTTGACCCACGCAAAGATGGCCCCGAATGGCGGGGGGGTGTTGACAATACGGCCCGCGTCCACCCCAAAGGGGCGGCGGCCTTTGTCTATAAACTCTGCATACGCGGGTATCTGTATGCTTACCAAGTTCCGCCCGCTTATGCTGTAGGTGATGTTGTTGATTATCCTACTTTCCTGCAACCCCTGAGCCGCTAGCCCCTGCTGTAGTAGCTCCACCAAGTATGCCCCCGTAGTGTTAAGCACCACCGTGGCAAGGTCGTCGACCGTCTTAGGCAGGGGCAGGCTAGCCATTAGTCAGTGCAGGTGTACAGGCTTTGGGCGTAGGATAGCGTCAGCGTTACCGCAACGCCAGCCACCCTATCGGCATAGCCCCCTACTATCGGGGTGATAGTGGCCTGTGGGGTAGTGGACATGTAGTCATTCTTTGCTAGCCACGCTATGATGCGACGTGCTATGGCCTCACACTGGACCACCGTGGCTAGTATCTTCTCCGTGGTGTCATCACTGGCTTTGTCCAGCACTAGGAAAGAGGCAGCCAAAGCCGCCCCACCGTTGGTAATCGTTAGCTGACAGTCTGCATCCACGCTTAGCAATGGGTATACTATGCCGTCCAGCTGCACGGCCTCTACCTGCATGGCTATCACGCGGGTGTTTATCACCTGCGGGGTTACGTCCACTCCCTTAATCAGCAGCAGCGCGTCTAGTAGGCTAGTCATGGGTTATGTCATTGGGGTTTATGATCTCGATACGCAGCACGTTGTTGTCCGCCCGCACATCGTCGGTGGCACGCAGGCACCCGCGCTCCAAGTCGTACTTCACCAGGCTGGCATCGTGCTGGCGGGTCAAGCCTTTCTCAAGGCGGTAGCGGATAAGCACGTCCTTAATGCCGTCCCTGGCTTGTGCCATTATAGGGCATTCGTCGTAGAGCATTCGGTTCTTGGACGGGTAGCCCATGTGCCGCGCTAGCCCTTCCAGGGTGGCAACGGTCTCTTGGGCCTCGCACTTTTCAATGTAGGTCTCTGCCGTCTTAATGGCATCCTCTACGGTTTCGTATCTCCTGTACATAGGTATTCAGTAACAGTATTCACAAAGGTATCAAAATCGCGAATGGTCTCAACGCGGTAGCCTGCACTAGTCAGCCGCTGCTGGGCATCCTTTTGCAACTGGGTCAAGCGGCCTTCTGGGCTTTTGAACTCCACGAATAGCCCCGCCCAACCCCCACGGGGGCAGGCTATGAATAGGTCTGGCACGCCCGCCATCCTGCCCATCTCGTTGTAGATGCGGCCTGTGCGCGGGTTCATGCGGCCCTCGTTAGGCACGCTAAAATGCACCACCCGCTTGTGGCGCAGCCGCAGCCACCGCACGCACCCCCGCTGTAGGTCTGCCTCCTTATGCCTCATTGAGCAACGCGTTTATCTTGTTGCGCATCTTGTAGCATACGGTCAGGATGGTACGGCTGCATGCCTTCAGCGGCTGCCCATACAGGGACAGGTGGATGCGGCGCAGTTCGGGCAGGGTATTGGCCCCGCCCGTTCTGTTGTGGTAAGCGATGTAAGCCTCGACGGACTCCAGTGCGCGGGTAAGTTCTTCTTGTGTCATACGTTATGCTTTGCCCGCCAGTCTGCAAATAGCTCCACAATACCCTCCACCTCTTGCGCGTTGCGGTCGTTAGGCCACAGCACGAATTCCGTGGTGTATCGGTGCACGGGCGTGTCGGTTTTGTCCCAGCCAAACACGCCCACAAAATAGCGCATGCACTGAATGCCAAACAGCCAGTAGTACACCTTGTGCTGCCAGCTTTTGCGATAGCGCTTGTACAGGTCTTGATCGTTAGAGGTAGTTTTCAGCTCATAGCCCGTTAGCCCGCTTATGCCGTCCAGCACCCCCACCACGGTAATATCCTTGTGGCGCTTTTCCGCCTTGCACTGCCACATGTCAGGGCGGCAGTCTAGGGCTAGGTAGGAGTCTATGACAGCGGCGGGCACATACCACCATTCACGGCTGCCATCTATGGCAGGGTCGTGCTTTTGGTTGCGCAATCGGTAGTCTGCTATGGTGTCAGGGTTGGTTTCGCAGGCGTGCTGCACCGCGCCTTCCACGGCCCACCCCCACTCCACGTACTTGTTGGTGGAGAACGGGGTGGCTAGCTCGCGGATAAGTTCGGCCTCCGTCATAAGGCCGTCCAGCATGCGCTGGAAGTCGACAATTTGGGTGGCGCTAATCCTCATAGTTCCCCCCTTTTAATAAGAGTTAACATCCAGAAAGTAAAGCCAAAGCTACAGAGAACTACAAATACAGCTGCCACTCTGTCGCCTTCTCCCCAGTCAAAAGGGTTAGGCTGAAACTCTCTGCCAGTGACAAAGGCAGCGATGCCATAGCAAAGCGCGGTTACGATTAGGCAAACCACTGCGGACTTCAATGCTATCTTACTCATGGCCGCCCCCTTCCTGCACGGACTTGTAGCTACCTGCCTCGGCATCCCATTTTAGGCCCAGCTCTTTCGTCTTAGCCATGAACAGCGGCTTTAGCACGGTAGGGATAGCCCCCCCCTCATAGCCCACCAGCATCGCCACGATGCTATTGCACTGCGGGATAGTGGTGGCCTGCTCAATGTAGCCGCGTATTTCGGCCATTTCCTTAGCCACTTCGTCGCTCAGGGCCACGGCCTTGCTCATGCCCTCCCGCACGTGCGTAAGCAGCCGCGCCATCTGCCCCGTAGGGATGTGTAGCCCGCTGCCATCTTTGGCGCTTGGCTCTATCACCACGCTGCCCAGCAGGCCAAAGGGGTCTTTGCCCTCATGCCGTGAGGACGGCGCAAAGTGCACGGTGCGTCCCTGTGGTGTCATCTCTGCATAGCCTATCATGTCCGCCATTTGGCGCAGCACCTTGTAGCTGCCCTTGCCCGTAACCTCTGGGCTCATGTAGTCGGCATCATCTTGCTTGACCTCTTTGGCGTGTGCCACAAATATCAGGTCGATATTTCGCGTGCGCAGCGTCTTCAAGGCATCCTCAAATAGGTTAGCCAGCACCCCATACCCTGCAAGGGTCAGGCCGCCACTGTAGCGGTCTATAGGGCTGGGCTGCTTCGGGCCGCGCAGCTTGGCCTGGTTGTCTCTGATGTACTGGATGGCATACCCTAGTAGGGTGTCCAGCGTGTCCACCACCAGCGTCTTGTAGCCGTTCAGATCGGGCGACTTGCACAGGTCTATGAAGTCCTGCCAGCCGTCCATGCCTAGCGCGTCCACCTGCCCGATAGCACGGTGGCTGCCGTTGTCGGTGTCCACCAGCAGGGCGGCTTCCGCACTCATGGCAAGGCTAGTCTTGCCTATGCCAGGGAGGCCGTAGATAACCGCCACTAACTGGCGTATCTGTTTGGGTTCGTGTTTCGATACAATTCTCATGGGATTGGGTTTAGATTATAGGACAAATATAAAGCGCCCGCTAATACAAAGCAAGCCTTAGCCTATCTTTTTT